ACATCATATTAACATCACAGGATGAATTAAAACCTCCGAAATTCCCTTAAAATAAAGGAAATCGGAGGTTTTTGCTATTATTCCCACTCAATTGCTCTGATGGGATTCTGTAAATTCTGTGCAGTTTTTAATCCCATTCTTTCGCATTTTATCTGTACTTTATTTCTATTATTTTTATTTGTTTTGACTTTCAACATCATTTTAACATCATCTCCACATCACACTAAGCCTCATCCGGAACTATCTCAACCACATCACTTATGCCGCACTGAAGAACTTGGCATATCTTATCAATGTGCTTCATCTCTACATATTGGTCCTTGCTCATCCTGGATAAGGTTCCATTGCTGAATCCAACCATGTCCCGAAGCTTCGTTTTGTTAATGTCCTTTTCAATAAGTGTCTTCCATAACGGTTTATATGATACCATATTTATCCCTCCAATGCAATTCCTTTGTTCTTCTTATTATAAAGTGCAACATTCTTCTTGTCAACCTTTTATTCTAACTTGTTAGAAATATTTTTCAACTTTTTGCAAAAAACCTATTGACGTACACTGTACATATGGTAATATACAAACAACAACAGAACAGAATAAACTTACAACAAGTTAGAATATTTCTTTAGGAGGATACACACATGATTAAAAAGCAGAGATACGGAGTAGAAGTTGAAATGACAGGAATCACAAGAGAAAAGGCAGCGAACATCATCGCAGAAGTTTTCGGAACAAGAGCATCCGCTCCCGACAGAACTTGCTACCACACCATCACAATCAAAGACCAGTCTTCAAGAACTTGGAAAGTGATGAGAGACGCTTCCATCAGACCAGAGATTAACGACAACACACATCACAGAACAGATGAGTACAGCGTAGAAATGGTAACACCGCCTCTCAAATATGAAGATATCGAAACCTTGCAGAACATCATCAGAAAGCTTCGCGAAGCTGGAGCAAAGTCAAATAGCAGTTGCGGTATCCACATCCATGTGGACGGTAAGAACCACACACCTAAGTCCTTGAAGAAATTGGTTAACTTCATGGTTGCTCGACAGGATCTGATTTACGAAGCACTCAATATCGGAGCAAGAGGCGACCGTTGGTGCAGAAAGCTCAGTCCTCAGCTTCTCGCAGAGATGAGAAAGGACAAGAACCTTTCCAAGGCTTCCGCAGAGAACATCTGGTATAGCAGTGCAAACGACAATTACTGTGGCGGCGTAGATTACCAGCACTACAATCCTACAAGATATCACGGAGTGAACTTACACTCTTACTTCTCAAAGGGAACAGTTGAATTCAGACTTTTCAACGGCACCCTCCACGCAGGAAAGATTAAGGCTTACATTCAGTTCTGTTTGGCAGTTTCTTCATGGGCTATCACATCAGAAGACAATACAGTGTTCCGTTCAATGGCCGGATACAGTGCAGAGCAGAAAGTAACCATCATGAGAAACATCCTCACTCACAGACTCGGACTGTTCGGAGACGAATTCAAAACCTGCAGACTGTGGATGATGAAGAGCTTGAAAGACGCAGCTGGAATGGCTTCCAGAGCAGCTTAATAAATCGCTGACCTATCGGCATAACGGGGAGATTGGAGATAAGAATATGAGTAAATTGTATATCGCATACGGAAGTAATTTGAATGTGGACCAAATGTCACGCAGATGCCCTACCGCAAGAATTTACGGTACCGGCTATTTGAACAACTGGGAGCTGATTTACCGGGGAAGCAAGACCGGTGCATACGCTTCCATTCGCAGAAAGAAAGGCTCCATGGTACCTATTGTAGTGTGGAAAATCGAAAAAGAAGATGAGAGAAATCTCGATATTTATGAGGGTTATCCGACCTTTTACTTCAAGCAGTCCGTTATGGCCTCTCTGCCACAAGGAAAGAAGAAAGCCATGGTTTACATCATGGATACCCGAAGACTGCCCGGAAGACCAAGTCAGAGGTATATAGACACTATCCACGAGGGTTATATTGATAATGATTTGGATTTGGATTATTTGGAGGAATCTCTCCTGTTGAATGAGGCAGAACTCAAAAAGGCGCCCAGCTTCCGCTGGAACGCCGCTTTGAGATAAATAGATGTTGCAGCACCTACTTATCAGTCTTGGCGGATCCGTTAATGGTATGTACAATGCGAGGTTCATCATCCGGCACACGGACTATCAGCTCGTCGAGTTCGCAATCAAGTGCTTCGCAGATAAGGTCCAGGTGGTCTAAATTTACCCTATCCACCAACTCATGGTACAACTCACTGATTGTCGTAGGTCGTATGCCAGTTTTCCGAGCCAAATCGGCTTGTGTCCACTTTCGGTCGCCAAGACGTGAAGAAAGTAAAATTCTAATCATACGTCATTGCTCCTTCCGTTATAATCTACCACTATTTTGAGGTAAATAATGGTATTTGTTAGATTATCACGAAGTTCGTTATATCTTCCATTTAGCAGAAGTGGACAATGGCGTATGATTTCTTACAACATTTCTGTACTATTCTCAAAGCTTCTCTACGTAATCCAAAGAAATCCAACCAGCTCCAGACTTCAGCTTGCCCCATTTAGAGGCGCCCTTTCCGTCCCGTTCTTCAACGATTGAATAAACTCCAACAGGACATTTCTGTACCACGGCATACTCCGTGCCGGCTCCTGTTCTGATGTTTAGATCCGCTATAGAAACTCTGACCTTATAAGGCAATTCGTTCTTTTCCGGAATAGACTCCGATACACTATTATGAATTGTGCAGTATTCCGGATTCTCTAAATAAATCCAACCAGCTCCAGACTTCAGCTTGCCCCAGCCATTCTTTACTTCAACAATCGTAAAAGAGCCAACACCGGTTTGTCCAAGTACCGCACCATTCATAGAAGGCTCGCTTCTGTAGTTAAGGTCCGGGATAATTACTCTTACACTGAACGGAGCATTAGGAATGGTATTCTCCACTTCCTCGGTATCTTTCTTTTCATCTTCTTTTGCATCATCCAAACGAACCTCTTTTCCGAGCAGATAGCTAGCAATGCATTCAGCTTCGGCTCTGGCCAGCCTGTCAAGATTTGCATCATTCAAGAGCCATGCTACGGTTGCTGAATTCGTATGGAAAGAATGCTCCAAAATAAGTCCAGGAACATTTACCGAACGAGCTGCATGAAGAACGCCATAGTAATTATCATTCATCATTCCATCCCCGTTTCTATCGTTTCCTGACTTTCTTGTAACCACTCTGTACCCCTGCTTAGTGCCCATAACATTAGCAATAACAGGTGCAATTTTGCATGCAATCTCTTTGCTGATATCGTCGCATTTAACGGTAATATCGTCCACCAAATGGTAGATAGCTGCGTAATCAATAGCTTCATTCATGCCGCTTCCTACAGCATTTGAATGATCAGAAATGAACAAATCACAACCTTTCGCCATGATTCCTCTGGTATTCAGAGCCAAATCTTTATCCTTATTTGCTCTGGTTGTAATTACTTCAATTCCAAGTGCCTCAAGGTATCGTTTCTGTAAAAGGTGCAATTTCCACACCATGTCACTCTCGTAATATGCTGAATTATTAGGGCATCTGTTATACTTTCCATAGTGCCCTGCGTCGATACATACTCTTTTTGCCATTGCATTATCCTCCTCAATTATATCATATTGCGCAAGATTGAATCTCTCGATGATACTGCATACCTTATCCACATACTTGGTATCAGTAGCGTATCCTCCATCCTTGATAATCTGGACGGCTTTTCTATAATCCTTTTCGCCCTTCAAACCAGCGTATCTCAACTTGGTGCCTTTCATAGCTCCATTAAGATAGCAGGAATGGTCTTTGACGCTTGTTTCCATATCCGGATACATTCTGAAATCTGCTTCGACCTCATATTCATTCCCGGCTTTATCCTGTTCTTTTGTTCTCTTGGTGTATTTTGAGGTTTTATCCCATACACTTTCCCATGTGTTTCCACTGAGTTCACATTTCATGCCGAAGTAATTTGAAGCATTGATTGCTAATTCCGTAGTGCCATATCCAGATTCCAAAATACCTTGTGCTATAGTCACAGAGGCGAGAATTCCACTCGCCTCCATGTCTTTAACTGCACAGGCGCTTATCTTTTGGATAAATTCCTGTTCGCTCATAATTAGACCTCCGATTTGTAAAATCTCTTCCAAATTTCAAGCAAATAATCCCAGCCTTTACAACAAATAATAGCGACGATAAATGCCGCAAACACAACGGCCACCAAGTAATACCACACGAACGCAATGCCAGCATAAGAGATGTAGGCAAAGAATGCGATTACGCAGATAAGAATGGATAGCACCAAAACCTGTAAAGCTGTAGGGATTTTCTTTAAGAATCCAATTTCCTTTGTAAACTCTGTAATTACAGAGATGAGTGTGCAGATAATTGCAACCACAATAAGTAACTGAGATACATTTGATAAAATAATTTCCATGTTAAAAATCCTCCTATTCAAGTTCGTTTTCCACTATAATTTCTCTATCGAGAGCTTTTCTCTCCTTCTCGGCTTTTTGGTATTCTTCAAAAGCTCTTTCGAGATCGCCATTGTGCTCCCCGGTTACAATTGCTTTATGAATCCAAAAAAATAGACGACCCTCGCAATGCTGCAATTTGTCGTCTACAATCATCCGTTTTATCTTTTGGTCCCTCTTCTGATTTTCCTCAGCTTCTCTTTTGCCAAGTTTGTTTTCGATGTATCTGCGAATAAAGAAAAAGAGCAATCCTGTGATACCAGAACCGCCCACAATCGCTCCCACTACTCCAGACACCACCAAAATCTGGATTTCATCTGCACTAATTGTTCTCACCTCCTGTTGCCATTGCGTCTGCCAATCTGTCGAGACTTCCTTGCCCGCCCAGAAGCCAGTCTGCAATATGTTTGATAATTTTGAACATGAGTTTTC